TGGACACGAGGTTGAATCCTTTGATCGTATCTACATCAACGAATCCTATATAGACTTTGATGATATTACTACTGAGGGTAACGTACCTCTTGTGTATGATCCTGATGGTACAACATCAAGTAGATACAACAATAAACTACGCATCAGGTTCCACTATGGTTCACCAACACAACTTGCTGATAGTGACCTAGTAGCTGAGTCAGACAACTGGACCGCAGAGCATACCCTCAGTGGCATTGCTTATATGTACGTACGTTTGTCCTTTGACACTGATGTGTACCCCAATGGTGTACCAGACTTTACTGCTACAGTTAAAGGTAAGAAAGTCTACAACCCTGCAACAGGAACCTTTAATTGGTCAGACAACCCAGCTTTGTGTGTTAGGGACTACCTTACAACTAGCTCTTATGGTCTAGGTGAGAAAGACGACAACATTGATGATGATCTGGTTAACATAGCCGCAAGTATTTGCAACCAGACTAACACAGACGCAGGTACAACTAGATACACTTGTAATGGGTCGTTCACTGTCAATGTTACCCCCTACAATATTATCAACAGCCTGCTTACTTCTATGGGGGGTACTCTATGGTATGCTCAGGGTAAGTGGAGGATGAAACCTGCTTACTGGACTGAACCTGTACTAGACCTTAACGAAGACGACTTACGTTCTGGGTTAACAGTTTCCACTCGACATTCCCGTAGAGATAACTTCAATACGATTAAGGGGACATTCCGTGGTGAAGAAAGTAGCTGGCAAACTACAGATTACCCACAAGTGTCTAACCCAGACTTTATTTCTGCTGACGGGGGACAAGAGTCTGTTGCTGACGTAGACCTCACGTTCACAGATAACTCTATTGAAGCTCGTCGTATAGCTAGAATTTCTCTGGAAAGTAACCGTCAACAGCTTACTGTGAGTGCCTCTTTTGGACTAAAGACTTTGCAAGTTGAGGTGGGAGATAACGTAAGGCTTACCAACGCAAGGTTTGGTTGGGACAACAAAGAGTTTCAAGTAGTGTCTTGGTCTTTCGGTTTAACTGACGAACTTGACTTGCAGACTAACATGACCCTACGTGAGACTGCTGAGTCTGTATTTGATGAAATAGACGATGGTGCTGTGTATGAGAACGACAATACTTTGTTGGTTTCTGTGTTTGAAGTACCTAATGTTGAGTTGTCCTCAGAAACTAGAACTCAGGTTATTAGGGAGAAGCTAACCAACATCATTACCTTAACTGTGAAGTCAGGCGCACCAGAACGTATTGACTACGTAGAGTCTGAGTTTAAGCTTTCCTCTAACACAACTTGGATTAGTTTAGGTACAGGTCAACTTGGTGACTTTGAGGCAATAGACTTAGAGGATGGAGACTATGACTTACGAGCTAGGGCAATAAACACCTTTGGTATCAGGGGTGATTGGGCAACCTTAGCGGAGGTAAACGCATCTGGTTTACTTGAGCCACCGGCAGACGTAGAAGGTTTTGTAGCTGAGGTTAATGGGCCTATTATCACCCTTGACTGGGAACCTGTACCAGACCTTGATTTGTCGTTCTACAGGATAAGGTATTCCCCTGAGTTGTTAGGGGCTACATGGGCTAACTCATCAACTTATGTAGACAAAGTACCAAGGCCAGCGTCTCTGATAACTGTGCCTGCTAGGTCTGGTACATACTTGGTTAGAGCTTACGACAAGTCTGGTGTAGGTTCTGTAAACTATACTTCGGTAGTTGTCCCTGTTGCTGACGTAGAGCCTCTTACAAACACATTAAGCCTTACAGATAGCCCAAACTTTACAGGTACACCTAAGACTAATGTTGAAGTTGTTGTTGACAAACTTAGGTTAACTGACTATGCTGTTGCTCCTTCGGAAGGTGAGTATACCTTTAGTGACTACATAGAGACTGGCGACAATACTGTTAAGAGGTGTCGTGTATACGTGAGTGGTGTTACCGCTAGGCACGATGATACAGCAGGGGAGTTTGATGATCAGAGTGGATTGTTTGATAGTGCGGTAGGTCTTTTTGACAGCCTTGGTACAAACAACCAGAGTTCTGACACTAACATCATAACTCTTGTGTCTACTACTCAAGATGATCCAACTGCAACCCCAACTTGGTCTTCTTATGTCCCCATTAAGGTAGCAGACCTTAGTGCAAGGGCTTTCAGGTTTAAGCTCAAGCTTACCTCAGCTAGTAACAACATAACCCCGTCTGTTTCTGCACTAACAGCGTATGTGGAGTACAACTAAATGTCACAAAATGATATGGTAATTGACAACCAGAACTTTCCTTCCTTTAGGGCTGACTTAAATAACGCTCTACAGTCTCTGGCAAGTCTTAGTGGGGGTGCAACAGCCCCTAGCCCTGTTTACGACAATATGCTGTGGTATGACACTGCCACCTACACCCTGAAAATAGACTCTAACTCTACTTGGGCACCCGTAGCTTTCCTCAACCAATCCACAAATGAGTTTAGCCTATTTGATGACACTAAGGTAGTCAACAGTTCTGGTACTCAGACTGGCATCATTGGAGATCAGGCGGGATCAGTTTGGAAGGCGGGGACTTCTACTAAAGAGAGCCTTGTATCCCCAGCTAAGATCAAGTCTTCCGTTTACCCTAGTGAAAGCCTATCCGAAACAGGTCATATTACCCTTGGTAATGTAAAACAACAGTGGGGGAGGGTTTTAGTTACTGGACAAGAAAACACCCCATTCTCTATAACTTTCGATACCACATACCCCTCTACCCCTTGGGTTATTACGACCACCATTGAGTACACAGGCCCTGCTTCGCCAGCGGGCTTTGAGCTATACGAAGCAGTAATAATAACTAAAAGTAATACGGGTTTTACTGGCGGACTGGCCTCAGTTACATCAAGCTTGTATTCACCTGTATATATAAACTATTTAGCCATTGGCCCAGCGTAACCAAGGAGACAACTAATGTCCTATAAACTAGGTACACGAAGTATGCAGAACTTGTCAGGTGTACACCCTGATCTTGTTTCTGTCGTTAAGCGTGCCATTCAGATTACAGAACAAGACTTTACTGTGATCGAAGGTATCCGTAACCTTAACCGACAACGTGAGTTGTTTAAGGCAGGTAAATCTAAAACCCTTAACTCACGTCACCTTACAGGTCATGCTGTAGATATGGTCCCTTGGCCAGTAGACTGGAATGACCTAGATAGGTTTGAAGTAGTGGCTGAGGCTATGAAGGAAGCTGCGGAAGAACTTAACGTAGAACTTGATTGGGGTGGTGATTGGAAGTCCTTTTACGATGGTCCCCACTTTGAATTAGATCGTAAGGTATATAAGTAATGTCAGATGAGCCTTGGCACCTATCAAAGAGCGTCCCTGTGGGGCTTATCGTAGGTTTATTTACTCAGGGGGCTGCTATCGTATGGACAGTCTCTATGATGATGTCAGATATTGAAAGTAACCGTGAGGATATTATTGAAACTCAAGCTAGGGTAGTGCGTATCGAACAGGTAGTTCAAAACCAAGCTGTGTCTATGGCACGTATTGATGAGAACATAAAAGCTATCAGGGTTGCTGTAGAAAAGATGGACAACTAAGGGGTCTAACATGAAATTCACACCTGACCTACTAAACAAATGGAGGATATGGCCAAGGCTTATAATTACCCTATACGGATATGCCTTCTACAATACGACAGAATGGTTTATGAACTTGCCTGACCCAACTAATGCTCAAGCTGGTTTTGTATCTGTTATAGTTGGTGCTGGTGCAGGCTTCTTTGGGATATATGTAAATGGCAAAGTTTCTTCTTCTGACAACTCTGGTACTATTCCTAAGTAGCTGTGGTAGTATACCCTCATTTCTTTCGGGGGGAGGTACTAATGTAGCTGCAAACACTCAAATTGGTAAAGAGAACACTCAAAACTTAGGGTACGTTACCAATTTAAGGCCAGTGTCTAGGGTTGATGGACCTGTAGGGACTGTCGTACAAGACACTAGCACCACCAAGAACACAGAGGTTGATCCTCTACTATTACTACTGTTAATTTTAGGTTGGTTAGCACCAAGCCCCAGTGAGATAGGAAGAAACCTACTCAAGATATTTAGACGTAGTTAAAACAAGAAAAGCCGTAGGCGTCCTTGAGTGGATACCTACGGCTTTTTGATTCTTTAGTTTACTTGTGTAGTTCTTTTAGGGCTTTAGTAGTTTGCTTTAGGTACCACTCAGCCTTGGACATATCCTCAGTGGGATTACCTTTGTGGAAGGCACGGTGGTTATACTTGATCACATTACCACGACAATAAGCAATGAAACCCTCTAGCCCCAACACTTGTTTGATGTAGTCGATGCACTCAATGCCATCTGTGTGGTTGTAGTGGAAAGGTTTAGACACAGAGTTATAGTGCGGGTCAGCTTTACCTTCAACTTCTTTATTTACCTTACCCAACTGATACTCTTTAACTTGATCCCACATATTCTTAAGCTCCTTCAAGGCTAGGGGCTTATTTCCTATATATTGTTCATCCCAGAAGTCGTAACCTTGTGGGCTATTGTCCCAATCAAAAGCATCAAGCAAACTGTGTTCTTCCCCTGAGATAACTTCAGTTGAGG